ATTTCCATTAACTAGTAACTCATATATTAGATGCTACCTATAAAGATAGCATAAATTGGAAGTTTTAATGTATTTTAAATCCAAATACAATTTGGTACTCCCAACCAGATTTGAACTGATGTCGACAGGTTGAAAACCTGTTGTCCTAACCACTAGACGATGAGAGCATATTTGGTGTGTGGTGTAAGAATTGAACTTACATAAATTGCTTCACAGGCAATCGTCCTACCATTAGACTAACCACACCATATAATGGCGAAGTAAGTAGGATTCGAACCTACGCATCGTTGTCGACCTAACAGTTTAGTAGACTGCCCCCTTTACCAGACTTGGGTATTACTTCGTGGTTGGAAAGGTAGGACTTGAACCTACGACTCCTGCCGTATCAGGACAGTGTTCTAACCGTCTGAACTACTTTCCAATATAACAATGCCCATTTATACGCGCTCTATCCAGTTGAGCCATTTTACAAAAAAGACTGTAAAAGTTGGATTCGAACCAACAACCTCGACATCCCTAATGCTAAAAGTTTTGCTGTACGGGCATTTATTTAATTACTATATTAATCAAGACACGTTTTTAGATTGGATTCGAACCAATATTGTTTGCGATTGTGGAGCAAATGTCTAACCATTAGACTACTAAATTATTTTGCTGTATGTGTCTTTCTATTATTTCAAAGATTTCAAAGGTCTAATAATCGAATTTTCAGTTCGTTTTCATTGTAAGGCGCGTGGGTATTAACCACAAAATAGTTTGCTGTATGACCTTTTCACTATATACATTATAGCATATTTTTGATTATTTTGCAACCTCTAAATTTTGAAGGTATTTTTTTGCTTGTTCAGCAGTTTTTCCACTATGATTTACATAGAATTCGAATAAAAATGTCTTAATATTCTTATATTCAACGCAATCTATTACTCTTTTTCTACTTGCTTTGCTTCCTTTAAAGAATTTATAGAAATAAGCAAATAAGAAGCCTAATTCTTTATCAAATTTATCGTTTTTATCTCTTTTACTTACTGTCTTAGAGCCATCACTCCAGAAGATAATAGTTGCACCCTCATTTATGATGTATTTTTGCATAGTTACCGGACCAACATTTACTGTATAGGTAAAATATGGGTTTGATGCTAATGCACCAATATAATTATCATAATATAATTTATCTGTTGAATCCAGTACTCCTTTTATTGTTTTACCAAAGTCTATTGATGCAGATACATAATGAGTAAAATCGTTTCTATTTTCTGCCATATTACATTCCTACTTTCTTTTTATAGTCTTCTAATATTTTATCGATATATGAAGACATATCAAATTTATTTTCTAATAATTTTAATATTTGCATATTATATCCACTTATAAAGATGTTGCCATATTCATCGAATTCTGGCACAGTTTTATTTCTATCGTTGAAATTCCACCAAATTATCTTAGTTTCTGCGCCTTTTTCTTTGAATAAACGCATTGTTTTTTCTTTAGACATACTTGAACCATAATCAAACTCCATATCACTTAATACAACCAAATATTCTGGGAATTTATTTAGTCCTTGTAAAAGGTTCATAACCTTACCAAAATCTGTATTTGAGCAATCTCCTGTGTACATTGAACGATATTGTTCTTGTAATGTATCTCCTTTAATTGTCATTAATTTTGGATAAGAACTAAATGAAATTAATTGATTTTTAGCATAAGTAGAATGAGTAGCAAGTGCGTGAGCAACTGCTGTAGCCTTTTCACCTATATTTATGCCATTAGAAGTCCAAAACATTGAACCTGATGTATCTAGTATAGGAATACAGTTCATTTCTACGTTTAAAGTAGCATTTTCTACTATTTTCTTACCGATTACATCATTTGCTTCGTTATTTGACTTATTTGCTGTCTTATAAGCGTCTACTACATTAGTTGTAGATACATTTACCTTAGCCTTATTCTCTTTTACAGCAGTAATATACTCTGCAAATCTATCTTTTAGGTCTTCTCTAGTAGAGAAAGTATGTAAATACTTAGTCATTGCTAAAGATGGCACTTTTTCAAAGTTGATTTCATTAACTAAAGGATGTGCATACTTATTTTTACCAAATAGGTCTTCTAAAGGTGTAGAATCCTCTTTTTTAACTGCATAACTTAGTTTATATTCAGTAGTATCACTAGTTTTTATTAATGCACGGTATTCTTTTTCAGACATTTTAAACATCTTACATAATGCTTTGGCTATCTTTTTGTCTTTTCCTGTTAGTCTAGGCATCCATTTCTTTGCTAATTCATTACCTCCTTGCGCACAAGCCCATAAATAAGCAATATTTCTGTCAGTAGGATTATGCCATAAATCGTCAAATCTTCCTGCTTTTACTACATTATGAGCATCTACACCCGATAATTCCATTAGTTTTCTACCTAAATCTCTTCTTCCTAGCCCAAATCTAGGGTCACGCACAAACATTGAAAATACTTTTTCCCTATCTGTATTACCTATCTTTACTTGGTCTAAATGTTTTTCAAAAAATGGTGTCATAAAGAATAGGTCTGTTAGATTATCACCTGTACTCTTATATGAAATATCTCCATTTTCTGTTCTTTTTTCGTTAAATAACTTCTCTAATTCGTTCATATCTTTTCTTCCTCCCTAATTTATATAAAATAAAGGACTAGTTTTTGCTCTAGTCCTTCGTTATTAGGGAACGATACTCTTTTTATTTACTAAACATCATTTCAAAATCCCAATTTTTGCGATTGTTGAATAATACCTAATTGGAGGTAGTAATTACTTTTGCTGTTATGAGTATCTTATCTCTTTTTTATTCAATTTTTCTCCCTAATAACTTGAACTGATTTTATTCTATCACTTTTTATTCCCTTTGTCAATCCCCTTTAATTTTTTTGTGCGAGTTGTGTGAGAGGGTAACAAGTCAATTTTTTGTTTTTTATAATTGGGGTAGGTAAGCCTCTTATGTTTATTATTGATTAATATTAAACATAAAAAAATATCATTTTAAGATATACATTTTATGTATAAAAAAATAATATTGTTAAGCATTCAAAATATAATTACATTTTTTTACGCTCCTTATATATAACTAATATCATACATATTAAATTATTAATAAATAATATTACATACTAATAATATATACTATATATATTATATAATAGATACTAGATATATGATATATATATCTAATATAATAGACTAATAGAATATAGATAGTATATATATACTATATAAAGAAAAAACCCTAAAAAAGGGCATTTTAAGACTAAATAAGGGCATATGTATTAAATATAATACTATATACTTATTTTTTTATTATTATATATAAAAAAGAAGTATTATTATACTTCTTCTTTTATTATTATGTATTTATCTTTTAAAAGGTGGCTTGCTTTGTTTATGTTCTTTTTTATGTAGTGATAGATGCTTCTATCGTTTCCCAAGAATAAGCGTTCTTTTTCTTGTAATTCTTTGATTGTAAAATATTCGGCTATGTACTCGAAATCTTTTGTAAATTCATCAAAACTATACAAGATAAAGACTTCTTCTTTTTTCTTTCTACTCTTCTTCATATTTCTTTAAATCCTCGTAAGTGTCAAAAAGTTTAACATCTGTTAAAACATAGTCCCACGATGTCCCAAAGTGGTCAACGCATAACACATCACAATCTAAAACATCACTATACGAAAGAATAACACCTGCTTTTAGTAGTTGTTCTTCTTCCCATTGTCCTATATGGCACAAATAATATTGGAAAATCTCTACATCTTCCCCAAGTTCTCCCTTCATATTTTCAAAAATGCTCTCATCAACATCGATTATATTATTACATAATACAATATCACCAATAAATCTGCTTATAATTGTTCTATAACTTGCATATCCTTGTTCTAGTTCATAATCCCCCATTTTTTCGTTTTTTAACATTCCTGTTTTTAATTCTTTTTCCATTTTTTTCATCCCTTTCTTTATTTACTTATAATATTAACAAATCTTTTTAAATTGTTAGCACTGTTTTTTTGTAAGTTGTACTCCCTACACCATAAAAGATAAAGGGCAAAAAGTTTTTTATTTTCCACAATATCACCTCCAATACAATACCATTATACCATAATGAGATATGATGTCAACACATAATTTTTTTAAAAAATACAAAAAAATGTAAAAATCCTTATAAAATAAGGGCAAACAAGGGCAAAAAAATTTGTAAAACGCTCTTTTTTTGTGTAGTTTTTCACAAGAGAAGACTTTCTCGTGTTATGATATAGGCACAACGAAAGAAAAGCACAAAAAAGAAAGATATTTGACAATTAGAAAGAATAAGACAAACAACAAGAAAAAAATCCAAAAAAAACACAAGAAAATATACAACGAGAAAAAATATAAGACATACAAGATATACGATAGCAAAAATAAACAACAAGATAATATAAGGCAAGCAGAATATACAAGATAATATAAGGCAAAATAATATACTTTACAAAATATACTTTAAAAATTGTCAAAATATTCACTTTTAGAGAATATTAAGTGATATGATTAGATTAGAAAAGGAGGAAATGGAATGCAAAAAGAAGTATATTGCTACATTATAGATAATGGAATGCAAGTTTTAAAAGTAAAACAAAGTAAAATACAAAAATTATTAGAAAATAAAGATATTGCACCACTAGATATAATGGAGCAAGTAGGAAGTGAAGATATAACTGATTTAATAGACTACTTGTTATGTGAGTACAATTTATACAATAGATATGATATACAATTTATAATCGATTATTTTAACGATATTGTATGTGATTTAGAAAGTCAAGAATTAGAAAAACAAGATAATATTAATTAGCATAATAAATAATATATATAATATAAATAGTTCTAGTTTTTATATAATATTAATTTTATTTATATATTATATAATAATAGTTCTAGTTTTTAAAAGAAAAAGAGGTTTTAAAATGATTTATAAAAAAGGAACTTACAACTACAAAATGAGAAAAATAGAAGACGCACTTATTATATTAACTATATCAATATTAGTATTTTTTATCTTAACTATATTAGCATATATATTTTAAAAGGAAGGAATGGTTTAAATGAAAATATTAGGGAAAGAAACATTAAGAGAAAAACTTTTAATGGAAAAAGTAAAAGAATTAGAAGAAATTATAGAAAGTAAAGAAAAGAAAGAACAAGAAACAAGAAGAAAAGAGGCACTTATATACTTAAAAGGTGTATGTGATGAGTACAAAAGAAATAATAGACAAAAGGAGGTTGTAGATTATGATGTACGAATTAGAATGTAGATATGATACAAGACAAAGTTTTTATGGAAAAGCACAAGTAGAAGAGCAAGACTTAAAATACTTAAATAGTGGTTTGAATAAAGTTATTAAATTATGGTCTTATGATACACTTGTTGCAGAGATACACGAAAGAGATGATAGAACAAAATATTATTATTTTGGCAAATATAGTCAAACAACAACAAGGCATCAAAAAGAATTTTTCAAACAAAATGGTTTAAGTGATAAAGAAATAGAAAAATTATTTAAAAATGGGATAATAGAAAAGGGAGTGTAATATATGAATAGAAGATTAGAATTAATGGAAAAATGGTGTAATAACAACGATTATAACAAATTATATTATGGATTAAAAAAATGCAATGATAAAGCAATTAGTATGTGTTATGCAGAATATAAAAATGGAAAGGAAGAACACTATCATAGTAATTTATATTCGTGTGTATATGATTTTAAAAATGAAAACAATTTAAACGAAACAATGGAAGAATTAATGCAATTATGTAAAGATATATGTTTTGCAGTAGATAGAAAGTTTCAAGTTCACAATTTTAAAATTGAGAATAAATTGGTATAAGGTGGTGTAAATATGAATAATGAAAGATTGAAAGAAATATTATTTAATTTATTTAATGAGTATAATGATTATGAAGATATAATAAGTGGTTTAAGAAGTTTAAATAGTGAAAATATAATAAGCAATGAAGAATATAACATAATTTTAGAAAACTACAATAAATGGTTAAAAGAATGGGAAGAGGTGTAAATATGAAAGAAAAATTATTGTATGAATTAGAATATCAAGTAAATGAATTAAGAAAAATAAAATTAAATAAAATTAAATATAATAATATGAGTGTTAAAAATTTATTAGATTTAGGTTTTGATAATTGTTTTATTAAAATTAATGATAATTGGTTTAATTTGGGCTATAAAGATATAGACAGACATAATAATAAGATTTATTATGAAAGCAATGATTTTGGTTCATTAAATGAAAATCAATTAAATTGTATGGTTAAATATTTGAATCACGATTTAGGCGATTATAACTATTTACAAGTTAGTGTTGATTTGGTTAATGAAGAAGATAGTAAATATTTTTTTGAGGTGTAAATATGGTAAAAAGTTGGAATAAAATGAATAAAACAAAAGCAATTATGCTACATTTACAACAATATGGAAGCATTACATCTTGGGAGGCAATAAAAGAATATGGGGCAACAAGATTAAGCAGTATTATATATAATTTAAGATATACATATAATATGAATATAATTAATAAAGAAATAGATTTTATAGATAGATTTGGAAACAAAAGCAGTTTTGTAAAATATATTTTAGTAAAGGAGGATGAATAGTCTATGAAATATATGATTATAGATTTAGAAAATAACGAGGTATTAAATACTTGTTATTTAGATGAAAAAACAAAAGAAAGAATAGAAAGCAGTAGTAAACATACAAACAAAGAAAGTTTATTAAAAGAAGTAGAACAAGAAATAAAAAATTATGATACTGATATTTTAAAGATGTATGAATTAGTCTTTAAAAGAGAGGTACAAGATTACATCGAAAGTTTAAATAGTGATTTAGAAGTTAATAAAGAATATTTAACTTTAACTGATGATGAAAAAGATATAATAGCACACAAGTTAGTATTTAAAAACGATTATTTATGGCAAACAATACACGAAACAATAGATTATGAAATAGGACACATTTTAAATGAAAGAAGAGGTAAAGAGGATGAATAGTAAGCAACTATGGGACAATTTAGAAGAAATGGAAACAAAAAACATCAAGATAAATACAATAGCAACAATAGTTTATCTAGTAAAAGATAGACAAGTAAACTTAAAAGATTTTATCAAAGATATTAAAAATATATTTAAGAAAGTAGGTGTTTAAATTGACACAAGAACAATTTAAAGAACAATTTTTAAGATATGCAGAGTATAATTTAGACAATAAGACAATTTTAGAGGCAATTACTGAATTATTAGATAGTATATCAAACGAATTATACGAAAATGGTTATGTTAAAGAAAGCAATACTTTAACTACTTCTATTTTATCAATAAAAGAAATTATAGAAAGTGATAGGGCATAAATGATAATAATATACATACTTTGTTTTATAATAGGGGCATTTTTAGGAATTCATCAAGGTAGTAAATGGAATTAAGGGGGTTTTTATGAATTATTCTTATTTATTAGTATTATTTTATAAAAATAAATATATGAAAGAGTGTAAAAAACAAGAAATAATACTTGTAGGAAGTGAAAACACGATTAATTTTTTAGTAAAAGAGCAAATAAATAGATTTGAGTTTAATAGTAAAAACAAATATAAAGTAGAACAATATAGTTTATTTAAACATATAAAAAGTGAGATATTAATAAAAGACTAGAAATAGTCTTTTTTCTTGTCTATATCTGCAAAATTATATATCCCATATTTTGCATTTTAAAGGCACTTTTTGAGGCTTTTTGTTATCCTAGTATGTTTATACTACTTTTAATTTAATTCTTTAAATAGATATGCTACATGATTAAATATAACTATATCAAACATCTAATTGTACTATAATTCTTTTTCTAGTGCTTATTTTTGAGTTGTTTTACTGATTTTAGTATGATTATACCTAAAATAACAAACTCTTTAAAAAATGGCATTTAAAGAGAAAATAAGACTATATTATTTTTGGAGTATTTTTTATGTTTTTTTGCATTTTTTTATCCTACAAAAATATTTTTTTAATAAATATGTTCCAAAGAAAAATATATTTGCCGACAAAAATATATGAAAAGATATATTTCAAAAAATATTCTAGTTAAAAAATAAAAATATATGCAACAAAAAAAGAAATCAGACACATCCGATTTCCCTAGAATGAATCCGAAGATTATCATTCGCAATTCCTGTTCTTTTATTTTCCTTTGTATGCTTTTCTGTCTTTTTTAGCCTTTGATTTAATTGGTTCTTCTTTACGATACTTCTTAGCATAGGCTTTCTTATACTTACGATAGTCTTCATTATCAGCATAATAATCTCGTTGTTCTTTAGCATATTTTGGTCTGTTTGCTTTATGTTTTGCTGTTTCTTTTCTTATAAGTTCTTCTCTATACTTTTTGTTCTTTTGATAATAACTCTTTGAAGATTGTTTTGTAGCCATAGTTTTTATTTCCTCCTATAATTTCATTATATATATTCTATATATATCTAGTTCTAGTTTAACTAATTATATATTAAATTTATATATATGTCAAATTATAGTTCTAGTTTTTATTGTTTAACGAGTCTAATATCATCGTTAATATTAATGCTATCAATCCTATTGGAAAACAAATTAATAATAAAATAATATCAATTATATAAAGTAAGCACATACATAAACCTCCTTTACTTTTTCTTTTTCTCCAACTTCTTATATCCATTTATCATATTTTCTTCTTGTTGAAGTTCTTTTATTTCTTTCTTAGTTTGTTTTATTAGTTGTCCTTTTAAGTATATTAAATATTTAATTTCTTTTAGTCTGTCTTTCATATTGTTTCCTCTTTATTTTTAATTGTTCTACATTTTGCTCAAAGGTTTCTTCGCTTCTAAACGAATGATATAGATAAGAAATTATTGCCAATTTTATTAATTCTTGGTTTCTATTCTTGGCAGGTATATCGTTTACCTTAGTTATTATTTGTGTTGCTATTTCTTGAAAATCATCCATTAATTAATCGTTCCTTTCTTCTTCTTTTTAATGATTCTTGTGCTATAAGAATAGCAGTTTTTGTAAGTTCTTTATCGTTGCATAATAAACCGTGTGAACTCATTACAAAATGTTCGGATTTAGACACCAATATCAAATTATCTAAATCAAAATTTTCTTTATTGCCATCTGCAAATATGACTATATGTCCTTCAGGTATTTCTCCTTTATACTTTCTATATAGGTATCTGTGTTTATCCTCGTAAACACTAGGATTACCAGTTTTTACAGCCCAAATACCATTCCATTTTACTTCACTGCCTACTTCTCTGTAATTTTCAGGAACTCTTCCTTTATAAAACCAAGAACCTATTCCATTTGTTATTTTATTATGTCTTTTATAATTTTCTATCTGTTGAGTAGTTATTTGTTTTTTAAATTTTTTGTTAAACTCTTTTAAAAATTCTTTTGTGAATTTTCCTTCTATATTATCTAAAATATATTGTTTTTCTTCTTCACTAAATAACGATTCTGGTCTAGAATATATTTTATTTCTTAAATGATGACGTTTTTTTAATATATAAATTTGCTTTGCTGTGACATCTCTATTAAATGTTTTATTAAATAGTTCAGTAAGTTCTTTATCTGACTTACCTACAACATTATCTTTTATAAATTGGACTTCTTTTTCATTAAAAACTCTATTCATTGTTTAATACACCAAGTTGTGAAAGAATTGTATCTTCTGCTTGTGGATTATTTTTAACCATTTCTTTTACTTTAATACTTGTGTTTACTGCTTTTATATAAGCACCAGCATTTTGAGATAATGCTCCACTTCTTGCTGTTTCAATTTTAACTTCTCCTGCAACAGCCTCATCTAATCTTTTCATTTGTTTTTTTAATAATTTTTGTATTTCTATAAGTTCATTTGTTCTATTTTCTTCCATATTATCTCTCCTCCAAATATTTTATATATCTATTTATCTTTTCCATTGTTTTCTTTGTAAATTCTTTATAATTTAGTATAAAGTATAATAAGTCTTCATTGTGTAAATGCAATACTAATGGACTATCATAACTTATTTCTTTTCCCATTTCTTCTACAAATAATTCAAATCCATCATTATCATTTATTTCATATTGCAATCCTAGTGGAATAATTTTATCTATTATTTCAAACTCTACTATTCCATATACTTGCATAATTAACATATCATTACAAGCAAATTTTACTAATCTTTCTAATTCTTCTTTTTTCTTTTTAAACATTTTTTACCTCTATTTCTATTAAAATTATATTTTTTGAATTTATAACATATTTTTTATCCTCTTGTCCTGTGACTGTAATTATATCTACTTGTAATCCTTTTTTATATTTTTCTACCATTTGTTCAAAAGTTTCGTTTGTTTCTTCTTCAAAACTATAATTTCCATTTGCATAATACATTATGACTTTGTATGTTTTCACTCTTCATCACCACCTTGTAAAATACTCTTACTTTTTTCAGCATAATCTACTAGCATATCAATTAATCCTTTTAAATCTTTTACATTATTAAAGCCATCATAATCAAATCCATAGTCTATTATGCTTTGTATTTCTTTTATTGCTTTATCTATCTTAATTTTGTTATCTTTTGCTTCGTGTTGTGCTTTCTTTAAATCACTTCTTAATTTTCTTATTTCCAACCCCTGCTTTTGCAACATTTCTTCAAACATTTGCTTTTCACTCATATTATTCTCCTTCGTTTTCTTCGACATATTTATCCATTAAATTTCTTATAACGTCACTATAACAAAGACCTTTTTTAGATGTTACTTCTTTAAATTTATTAAACTTATCGTTGTTTGCTCGTATGTTTATATGTATATTGTAATCGTTAGGCTCTTTAACTTCCCTTTCGTATGTTGTTCCCTTTTTTGTTGTTATTATTTGCTTCATCATTTTCCTCCAGTTCTTTAATAAGTTCTTCAATTCTTTCATCTTCTTCATCACATATTCCTGATACTTTACAACAAGCATAACAGAATAATGCTAAAAATATAAAAACTATAATTAATAATCCCATTATTCATCACTTCCTTGTAATATATTTAATAATTCAGGTAATTCTTCCCAAATATCATCACAAAATGTTTTTGCTTCTTCATCATAACAACCTGCTTCTTTTAATAATTCTATTGCTTTATCTATTCTTCCTTGTGTTTCATACCATCTATTTAAAATTTCATCTTTATTATATACTTCTTGTTGCCAACCATTTTTCATTTCTTGTTTTTTTTGTTTTAGGTTTGTTATGTAATTTAATAATAAATGTGTTTCTTCCCAAGTTAATTCTATCCATTCTATACCTGTTAAATCTTTTGTATTATACCAATTACCATCTTTTAATCTATCTAATATTTCTTTTATTTCATTGTTCATACCAACCTAACTCCTTTACTTGTTGATTTATTGCCTGTAGTTCTTCAATGGTTAATTTTTCATATCTTCTATCATCAGTAAACAATATATCTTTATTATGAAGCCTAAATTCTATTGAGAATTTATCATATTTATAATCATAAACTATAGAAAATTCGTTTGCGTCACATACGAAATCTAACTTTTCAAACATTTCTTTTGCGCTCATAATAATCACCTACTTCTCTTTGATTTCAATTTCTTTAATTTCTTTTAAATCTATTATTTGTTTTATAATTTCTTTTATTTTTTCTAACTCACTATCATATTCATATTTTATAACAGCAGTTATTGTTATTTCTTTTGTATCTCTATACATTATTACTCACCTTTGCTTTCTTTTTTCTTTTTTACATCTTTTGCTATTTCATTTATTGCTAATTTGTTTAATTCTTTTATATTTTTTAGAACTTCTAAAATATTATCTTTATTTTCATCATTGACTTTTATTGTACATACATTTTCTTTCATTTTACTCACCTACCTTTTCTACTAAATCTGCTTTTATTAGGTCATATAAACAATTTTCAATAAAATATGGTGATGGTTCAAAGCCTAAATATATTTTTCTATCTTCATTTATTTCAATGTCATCATAACCTGCTAAATCACCAGTTTTGTTATAGTACCAGCAAGGTTCGTTATCATAATAATTTCCTTGATGAAAACCATACTTTTCTAATTCTTTTAAATCTACATTATCTTTTATTTTTAACATATCTATTTAATCTCCTTTGCTTTTAAGATAATCTATTATTTCATTGATTTTATCTTTTAATTTTTTTTCGGCAAAACTCCATCCACAAGCTAAATCACCACTTACATCAGCATACTCATCTAATTTTTCAGGTATTTTCTTTTCTTCTTTAAATTCTAATATTTCTGAATTCAAATTTTCTTCATCTAATATGTATCTATTAAAGAATTCATTAATAGTACAATAATCATAACTTGAAAAATGATATTTATTATTTCTATCTATTTCACCATTTGCTATTTTATTTAATAAATCTATTACTTTCATAATCTAATTCACTTCACTTTCTAATAATTCTATAATATCTCTATACTTTCATATACTATGTAAGATATATCTTGACCTTTGTATTCTTCTAAAATTGGAAATTTTTTTAAATCACTTTTTGGTATTTGCGAATCAAAAGTTCTTAATTCTCTTGCATAACTTGTTTCGGTATTTCTTACTTCTATTTTAATTTTATCTTCGATATATTTGTTTATTTCATCATCTACATTTGTAGGTTCATAAACATATCCTTCAGGAATTAATTTTTTTGCTTGTTCAATAATATTATCACTATCAAATTCTACAAAGTTTTTAGATAATTTGTTTTTATTTCTTTTTAATGCAATCAACTTAATTCTTTCAGCATCGTCATCCTCATACTTTATAAAACTATGACAATAACAATTTCTTTGATTGTAAAACAACAAGTCATATAGTCTACATATATGATGATATTGTTTTGGGTCAAATCCCCATTTTTCAAACTCTTTTACTTTGCTAGGATATTCGTGCGTCAATGCTTTTCTCTTTTCGCGCATAGCACCTAACATACTTTTAAGGTTTGGTTTAAATTTTTTAAATAAATCTTTTATGTATTTATCTCCTATTGAGTATTCAGTATTAATTGCCTCTATATAACTAAAGTTACCTTTTTTAATTACATCATAGAATGTTAATAAGTCTTTGACATCTATATTACCATTTTCACATTCAACCGTTGTGCTTGTTACTTTTCTAAAGATTATATCGTGTAGTGATGGCATAATAATTGCTTTAACATCTATATCACTTTCTTCATCGTCTAAATTGTAGTTTTGGCTACCATATAATCCAATATAAATTACATTATATCCTTTATCCTCTAATATTTTTTTGTAATTAGATAGTTGTTTAAATATTTCTTGTTTCATTTTTTGTATCTCCTTCTAACAACTCTTCAACAATGTCTTGCTGTTCTCCATTTAGCCATCTCCATTCTTGTTGTATTTCTTTAAATGTTTTAAGTGTAACACCTGTATTATTTAAAAATTTTATAAACTCTTGTGCGCACAATAAATTTTTATTTTTGTGTTCATTTTTTATATTCTCTACATATTTTACCAAATCTTCGGTTGTTTCTACGCCATCTATATTATTTATTATTTCAATTTCTCTAAGAGAATATCCTTCAATAGTGTTCCATAAACTATACTTGTTGATGTGTTTTTTTCTCTTAACTTTTATTTCCATTAAAAATTTATAATTGCAAAATCCTATATCTTCATATTGCAAATCTATGTTTCCAATATTAGGTTTTAATCTAATTTCGCCTTGTTCATACCATCTAACAAAACTTGTTTTTCTTACAATTAATTCCACTACTTTTTCAGTAGTTTCATCATACCTCATCTTTTTCTCGTTTAATTTGTATCTTTTTATATACCAATTTACATATTTTTCCAATTCTTTAATTGTCATATTATTTATCCTCCTTATCTCTTAAATTACCTATAAATTCAAATGTATAATTATCTGCTATTTTATGTGAAGTAAATTTTCCTTCAATGGTACAAGTGTCAAGAAATATTGGTTGACATTCTACACTTGATAAATATACTTCAAATATATGCCCCATCCACATAAAACTCATTTTGTAATCTTCGATTCTGCCTAGCAAATCTATATGATGTTCAGTTCCACAATAAGGGCATTTATACATTTTTCCATAATATTGTCTGCTATATTGCATAACAGCACCACAGTTTTTACAATTTGTTGCTAAATTCATATTACTCTCCTTTATTAGATTTTATATAACAGTAATTTTCCAATTCATCAAATGCTTTATCAGGAAAAGTACCTTTTTGTTTTTGCGCTTTGTTTACTACATTTAGTATATCTTTTTTACTTAATTTAATTCCATAATGTTCTTGGTATTTTGTTTTACAAGACTCTAATATTTTTATTGTTTGCGTTTTATCCGGTTCATTTATATTTAATTTTAAAAATCTTCTATCCATTGCTGAATTTCTTGCAATACTCATTTTATATTCTTCATTTGTTGTAGCACCAATTAGAGAAACATCGCTTCTTGCCATATAAGGTTTCAACATATCACCAACACTTATATTTTCACCATTACTAGAATTAGCCTTTAATATATTATGTATTTCGTCAATAAATATAATTATATTTTTGTTGTTAGATGCAAAATTAAGAACTTCTTCAATTCTTTCTTCTAGTTGTCCTCTATATTGTGTTCCTGCAACAGCACCATTTAAAGACATCTCTAATACTGTTTTATTTTGCATAAATGAGGGTACTTTTTTATCATTTATTAATTGACATAATTTTTCTACTACTGCCGTTTTACCTACTCCTGCCTTGCCAAGAAGTAAAACATTACTCTTTTTAAGTCTACAAAGTCCCCTAACTAATTCATCAATTTCTTCTTCAAAACCATAATTAATAATATTGTTTTTTTTGACATATTCATTCATATTTTTAATATATTTATTATTTTTTAAAAAATCACTTATATTCATTTTTTACCTCCTAATATAGTATCAGATACTATATATTCATTCTTATTATTATTTCTTGTTACTGCATTAATATATCTTGTTGTTGTAGCACTTGATTTGTGGTGTAAAACTTGTTGTATAGAGTATAAATCTGCTCCATTTTCGTACATTATTGTTGCACTACTTCTTCTTGTTGAGTGAAGGCTAAATGTATCATCATCTAGTCCGAATCTTTTAAATATATTTTTTATTAGTAATCTTAATGTCTTTGTTGTAACTCCGTTACCATTGTTATTGTGGCTAGTAGAAACAAATATATATCCTGTTTCTCTATCTCCTATGTAATTTTTAATATCTTGTATTACTTGTGGAGATAATTTTACGAATTCATCTTTATCATCGTGTTTTTTACATTGTACCCATAAAACTATTTCTCCGTTATATTCTTTAATGTCTTCTATTTTTGCTTTTGCAACCTCTACTCCTCGTAATCCTGTGGTAATTAATAAACCAAAAAGACATTTTTCTCTTAAATCCGTTAAATTATTATATATTTCTCTTGCTTGTTCTATTGTTAATACTTGTTTTTTAGGAGTTGTAGAGTATTTAGCGCCTTTTATATCTACACAAATGTTTTCATATAATTTATGTATCTCTAAATACTTAAATAAAGCCCTTACAGCAATCATATATGAATTTGTAGTATTACTACTATAATTTTCTCTTAACATATCTCTAAAGGCTATAATATCATTTCTAGAAGGGTTTTTAATGTTATTTTCTTTTAAATAATTCATAAAAGAATTAATTCCACACTTGTAAGCCCTTAATGTTAAATCATCAACATCTAAATAGTCTATAAAACTTTCTTCATAAGAGTTTAACTTTTCTAGTGTTAATTCATTATTTGTTTGTAATTCCATTTTTTCCATTAGTTTCATCTCCCTCACTATAAACATAATATCACATTTTAGAGATATTGTCAATACATCATATAAAAAAGAGTAAAGTTTTTATTTTTCTTTACTCTTTTTAACTGATTTTGTTGTTTTTTTAGTACTTTTCTTTTTTTCTTCTTGTTCTTTTTCTAATTCTTCAATACATTCCTTAGTTATTTTTTCTAGCGCTTCAGCAAATTCTTTCATCGCTTCTTTTTGCTTTCTTTTTTTAAAAGGTTCTGCTATTAAACTTGCTATTAACGCTCCTAATAACATAATACCAAAAACTAATAAAAGTAATTTGAATACTCCTGTTAAAAATGCTATCATTTTATCACCACCTTGTCTAATCTAAAAATGAATCATCTATATTAACTTGGTCTAATTCATCAAGGTTTTCTCTATATTCATCAAAAGCATCTCTTTGGATTTGCTCTTGACTTTCTACTTCTTCAAAATCTATTATTTGATAATAATGAATAGGGTTGTATTTATCATTTTTATTTTCTCTTAAATTTTCTACAAATTGATGTACTATTATATCTTGCTCATTGGGAACATCTACACCTTTTTTAAATTGTAACATAATATAAAATTTTGATTTAGTTTTGTCATAATTATTTTGTACTACTTGAAATTTATAATAATTTTGGTCGTTCCAAGTTGTTTTAAATACTCTAATTTTTTGTCCTACTTCTAATTTATGAAAACCAAATTGTTTTCTTTCTTCTTGCATATTAATCACCTAGTTTCTCATAAAATTGGTTTATTCGTTTATAATATTCTTCTTTTAGATTATTTACCTCTTCTAATTTTTTAGAAAACTCATCTTTACTTTCAACATAAAATAGGTCTTCCATTTTTTTAGTCATTGCATTTTTTAAATGAGTTGTTTCTAAAGTTGATACTTCAACTTTTTCGCCTTTACTATTTGTATAATATTTTTTATTTTCCATAACTTTCTCCTATTTGCTACTTTTTATTGTTATTATAAATATTACTAATAATATAAGTAAAAAACTAATCCATATTGGAGATAAAACCCAAACCCAACTCCATTTAATAATCTTGCATAATTTTAAAACCATAAATACTATAGTTAATAATCCTACAAAACCTATTCCACCATTTCCATTGTTATTTTTCATTTTTCCAGTCACCACCAAGTTTAGTAATCATTGTTCTTAGTTTTTTTCTTTCTTTTAAAAGAACTTCTTTTGCTTCAGTTTCTTGTGCTAAAAAACCTTTTATATCTTCTAATTCAAATTTTAGATGAACAATTTCTTTCTTTAATTTTTGATTTTCCACATCTGATTTAATTCTATCAGAAGATAATTCACTATTTTGGCGAATTAATAATTTTCTGTTTTCTAATTCATTTTCATATAAATTTTTATAATATTTTCTACCTTTAAACATTTTATTCCTCCTAATCAACATCTTCATAATTAAATGAACTTTTATGAATTCTTACAAATTCACTATTATCTTCCATATTATTTAATAAAAAATCTGTGCAATTTTCGTAAGATAAATGCGTACTTTTTACCCTATTTAAGTAGTACAATTTGTTTTCATCATCATTATTATCTTTACATTCTTGAATATGTTTATTTAATAATTCAGTAACATAGTTACTTTCTATTAAATATAAATCATATTTTTTTGCTTCAATATGGTCTATTCTATTAGTATCTACTGCATATATGCCTTTTTTATCATTTATTTGCCATTTAAGGGCATAATTTGGTGTGTCGTGATATAATTCTTCTAATTTTACTTTAAGTAATCCTAAATCGTATTTTTTACCACTTTCTAGGATATATATATTTTTTTTATCAACTCCACATTCAACTAATTTATTTACCACTACTTCACTACCTGTTAAAAACTTAATTGTAGGATAGTTATATGTTATTTTTTTAATTGTAGATGGTAGAAGATGGTCTTGATGTGAATGACTTATAAATATTAATTTTATTTTTGATAAATAACTTTTAATTTTAGTGTATCTTAATCCACAATCAAGCATTAATACATCTTCTACTATAACACAATTTCCTTCACTGCTTGAACCTATAATTTCATACTTCATATTATTTTAAATTAAACATTTTTAAGATGTCATCTCCTGCATAAGTTTCAGGTAATTTACCATCCCATTTTTCAAGAAATTTTTCTGCTAGTGTTTTATCAGTAATTGTTTGATTTAATAATTCATTTGCTTTTCTTGTTGCTTCTGCTTCTACTACTTTTTGTTCTGCTTCTAGTCTTGCTTTTTCTAGTTTTTGTTCAGCAACTTGTTTTTCTTCTATTGCTTTTGTATATTCTTGGCTAAAACTAAAATTAGTTAAATTAAAATCTTCAATTACTATTCCATATTTTTCAACTTTATTTTGTATTGCTTTTAAACATTCGCTTGATACTTCATTTCTTTTTGTAGTAATTTCTTCTGCATTATATTTTGCAATAGCAGTTTTAATACTTTCTTTTATGCTTGGTTGTAATATTACATCCTCATAATTATTACCTACATTTTTATATAAACTACTTGCTTTATCAGTTTTAATTCTATAATTTACTGCAACTGTTGTATTTATAATTTGCATATCTTTTGTCGAACTTTCAACAGTTTCTTCACTTTTTTGTACTTTAATATTTACCTTTTTAATTTTTTCAATATAAGGTATTCTAAAATTAACTCCTTCGTGTAATGTGCTTTCTGCAATTTTACCAAATCTAACTCTTAACCCTATTTCCCCTGATTTAACTGTTTTAAAACTTGAAAGCAATGTAATTATTGCAAATAATATTAATACTGTTATTTTAATTTCTTTTTCTAAACTTTTCATAAAATATCTCTCCCTAATCTAAATCTTCTAAACTAACTTTTTTAGTTTCTTTTTCTTCTTCTACAAATTCTGCTTTTATTGTATTTGATTGTGAATCTTCATTATCTACATATTGTTTTGTCCCATCTTCGTTGATAACAGCCATATCTCCTTCAAAAGCAGTTTGCATTTCTATACTCATAATTCCCCATTTAGAAATTAATTGTCTAAGCATTGTTTTAAATGCCATTGCATCAAAATCTTTTTCCCAGAATGTATAACCCTTCTTTGCTCTATATCCCATTGAATATTGTAGAGCGTGGGCTTCCATTTTCTTTTTAGACCAATACATAGTCTTTCTAAAACCATTAACATATTCAAACATTGCATAATATCCAATAGTTTTTGCTTTTTCTCTTTCTTCTTCATCTTCAATTAAATTAACCTCTATTTCTTCATTTAATGGGTCATATTTAATTAATTCTCCTTCTTTAATAGCAAGAACATTAAGTTTCTTATATTGCCCAGAACGGATTGCTAATTGAATATATCCTTTATATCCTAATTGGAATGTTGCAACTTGTCCTCTTGTTTTATCATTAAATGGCACTAAATAATATTGTCCTAATTGTGGAGAAGGGCTTAAATTTAAACTTTCTCCAAGTAATGCACCACTTAATATACTATCATTAGCACATTCTTTTAATTGTGGATTATTATTTACTGCACTAACTATAGCACTAACAAATCTTTTTCCACTTTTTTCATCACCTATTATTTCATCAATTTTCTTTTTAATACTAGGCGCTGTCATATAGGTTGTAAAACCCATTTTACTACTTACATTTGTTTTTGTTATTTCATTACTCATATTCTAATTCACTCTCCTTTAACCATTTTTTTAATTCTTTTATTTTAGAAACCTTACCTCTGACAGTAAATGAAACTTCTATAATTTCTTCGTCTTCTATAATTTCTTTAGGAGCAATTATTTCTTCCACCTTTTCAACTATTTTATTTTCTTCGTCTATTTGTAGTTGAACTTCTTTTTGTTTTTGTTGTAATTCTTCTAATTGTTTATGTCTAGTTATAACATCTATCTTTGATTTTGTAAAATCTTTATTATTTTTGTATTCAACTAATATTTCATCCTTAAATTCTTCTAATTCTATTAATTTTAAGTCATTCAATACATCTTCGATATATTTTATAACTTGTTCTTTTAAAGACTTCATACTAGCACTTAAAGTAATATTTAAACCAATATCTTCATATTGAATTAAGTCCTTTAGTTTATTTGCTTCTATATGTTGATTAGCAAACTCTCTAAGTTCTTCTTCTTTTTCTAATTTTAATTCATTTTCTACATTATCAATTTTTTCTTTTAATGTAGCATCTGCTTCTTTATAAAGATTGCTTACATTTTCTTTATAAATTTCTTCAAATTCATCATACTTTGCCATAATTGCAGACTTTACTTGCTTTCTTTGAGTTTCAAGTTCATTAAATTCTTTGTTTAAATCTGCTCTTACTTGTTTTACTGTCTTAACAGTTTCATCATTACATACCAAATTATTTGCTTTATCTACTTTTTCTTTTATTTCAATAGATAGATTTTCTAATGTTGCTTTAATAATAGGTAGTTGTTCCAAAACTATTAATTGATTATTTTCTTCCATATTTCCTCCTAATAACAAAAATACACCTTATCTAAGAATAGATAAAATAGTTTTATTGTGAGATAAGACTAATCTATTCCTAGATACGATGTACTTTCATTGCTGTCTTACCTCACTATCAAAATAATATCACTTTTAATTGTTTTTGTCAATATTCTTTTTATCAAACATTCTACCAACCCATAGAGCAAAATTTTCTAATTCTTCTATATATTTTAAACTTTCTTCTATATCTTTACAATGTCTAACAAAATATTCTTCATATTCATTTAGTTTTTTAGATTTATTCTTTTTATATTTTTGATAACATTCGTCATCATTTATAAATTCTCTTAATCTTGTTTTAATTTTTGATTCCATTTAATATTGCTTCCATTAATTTTTGTTTTTCAGGGTCGTGTTCTTCTTCTATTTCTTTATCCCACCAATTAGGTTTTATTTCTTGTTTTTTAAAATTATTATTTGAATTATTATTTTCCCAAGTTCTTACACAGGCTTTCCAACTTTTCATTAAATGTTTGCCAACTTTCCAGCCTACACTTTCATAATAACTTATAAATTTGTTTGCATCAATATTGTTTTTTCTTTCTTTGCAATATTCTTCTACTTCTTCTAAAGTAGGTTTTATAAATTTTTCATCACCGTTGCTATTATATATTATATTATTATTATTTATCTCTTTCTCTATATCTATATCTATATCTATCTCTGGTGGTTGAATGTCCGGACATTCGTCCACTTTTTGTCCTATTAGCAATTTTTCATCATTAATTTGCTTTCTATAAAGCCTTTTTCTGTCACCATCAGTTGAACTTTGACCTATATAATTTTGAATATCTAACATATAAATTGCTCCATTGTCTAAAATATCTATTAAATCAAGTTCTTTAAATATTTTTATTGCATTTTTAACCACATCGACATTATGTCCTAATACTTTACTTAACATTTCAGGATTGTATGGTATTCTATCATTTAACATTAATCTCCCACCTGATTTTAAACTTCTTAAATACATTTTCATAAGAATATTAGAATATAAATATCCATTTTCCATACTTTCTAATAAAATCATTGAATCACTTTCATAAAAATTGTCTTTTAATTTTAAATAGTAATATTTTTTACTTTCCATCGTTGCTCTCCTTTTTTTCTTTAATTTCTTTAATTTCTCTTTTTAATTCAATTAATTTTAAATTAGCATTTTCATAATTTACTTTATAAAAATCTCTTTCTGTAGCAAGTTCATCATTTGCTTTTATTTGGTCTGCAAGTAATGTTCTTATTTTTTTGTTTTCGTCTTTTATTTTTACAATTTTAAATATCTTATAAAGTTCTTTTCTCAATTCTTTTATTTTCATTTAAAATCTCCTTTAAATAGTTTGCATTTATTATATCTTCTTTAAAACCTCTTAATTCAAGAATAAAAATTTGATATTCTAAACTCTTTTTTCGTCTTCCAAGTTCCATTAAAGAAACCATTTGCCTTGTACAGCCTATTTTTTTAGCAACTTCATTTATAGAAACATTGTGTTCTATTCTAATATTTCTCCACATATTTTGGCTCATTTTACACCTCTTCTCTAGTCTAAATTTATTATATCTTTTTCTATTATTCTATGTCCGTTTAAAGTGTTTGAATTATCATAAAAAGTTTCATAAAACATACATTTTTCATTTAATTCTTCTAACATTTTTTGAAGTTTTTCTTCATCTCCGTCATAATTTACTACTTCATATTCTATTATAGTTTCTGTATGTCTATAACGAATATTTACTTCTTTTAATTCATAATAACTATTTTCCATTTTCTTCCTCCTATCTTGCTTCTAATTATACCACGATATTTTAATATGTCAACATAAAGTTTCAAATTAGTTTTAAAAAAAGAAGGTTTATTTTCCTTCTTTATTTAACTTATTGTCTATAAGTGTTTTTATTATATTCCATACAGCAGATACACCAGCAATTATACAAGAAATTAATATTGTTTTTACATTATCAAATGTTTTAATATCTGCTACATTAATTGTTATTAATGTTCCTATAAATGCTTGAAAAAATGTCTTATAACATCTTTCTACTATATCATTTTTTAAAAATGCTTTTATTTTTTTCATATTAATTCTCCTTTTTAAATATTTTTTGGATTAACTCTATTATAAATTTAATTATTTTTATAAATATATTTTCATCAGGTGTTGGCTCAGGTGTTGGCTCTGGTTCTGGAGTGGGAGTAGGTTCAGGTTGAGGTTCAGGCTGAGGTTCTGGAGTTGGCTCTGGTTTTTCTTCTTTTGGAATATAATCACTATAAGGTGGTAGCAATGCAATCCATTTATTTTTTTCTACTTCAAACCAAGTATAACCATCATCATCACATCTGTTTAATATATTATAAAAACCTTCTCTTGCAAGTCCTATACTTTCTCCACTTGTTTTATGGTCTAGTCTTACAAACATTGTATCATTACAATTTACTTTGAATTGGTCTACTTCTTTGTTTTCTTCTACTGGGTTTGGCAAATTCTTATCTTGCGTAATATAGCATTTAGGTCTTAATGCACCTACAAATCCTAGAAAATCAGCTACTTGTTGATGTGTACAATTAGGATTTCCATTTGGTGTTTGATGTAATATAATATTTTGTTCTGGGTTTGTATCATTATATTTTCTAAACATACCAATATGGGATGAATTAGTTATCCAACAATTTTGATTAGTTCTTTTTACCCATATTAACCAATCACCATCTTGTAACTCATGATACTTTTCAGGTGGTATTTGTTCAAAATATACTCCTAAATGTAGTTCATCAAAATGATACCAAAAATCCTCGACATAACCAGTCCATAAACATGAGAAATAAAATCCTATATATTCTTGGCAGAACAGTGCAAACAAATCCCAGCACTGTCCTCCGTAAGAACCATCAATATCAATTATTTTTCCATCTGTTTCTAAATAAAATTCATGTGGTGTTTTCATATTATCACTCTCCTTAATATTTATATCCTACAACTTTTGTGATGAAAATATGATTATTATTTGCAAGTACATTACCACCAGTTGTGACACAAGTTTCTTGATATTGATTATCATAAGTTGATATTGTGTCATTTACTATTTCAATAGTTCTAGATTTTATAAATACTGCTGTTTCGTTTGCCTTTCCATACAATCCTAATAATGTAATTTTTTTATTGTTAGGTGTGTCATCAATATAGGTACTATTATAAAAATAATCAATTGTTCTATAATGAATAACAAGACTATTATAATTAGCAACACTTTCACTTAATTGAATTGTCCCATTATCACCACTAGAATTAGAATATAAAACCTTTCCGTTAATAAAATCACAACTGTAAGATTCAGTTTGACTTGTAGAATAATTATTTAATGAATCTTTCCCTGTTGGTATTTCTACATATTCATTACCATTATAAACATTTATACTTGTATCTGGTTCATATTCTGTATAAGGAGTTGCATTTTCTCCTTTTTCAATTTGTATTTTTAAACTAGAGTAATTACTTACATAATCAGTAGCATAACATCTAAAAGTAATATAATAACAATTAGATGGAGTTGTAAATGTCCCTGTTCTGTTGTCACCATAATTTATAAACGATTCATCTTGTTTATAATAAAACATAAAATATTGATGTGCCACTCCATTTATACTTATTGTGTACTTTGTGTTTGGCAATACTGGGACTTTGTTTGCACACCTATATAAACTTGTACTACTTTGTTTAGTACCGTTAGCCATATTATATTGTCCCAATTCTAATACACCATCAAAAATATTTTGACTATATTGAATCCAAGTTTTTGCTTTATTTGTTGGCTCTATTGGTGAAACTTCTAATATTGTATTATGACCTGTAACATCTAAATCACCATTAATTAATGCTGTTGTTTTATAAAGTTCAAGAATACCTAAACCTTTTATAACTGTTTGTTTAAATTCTTTTGTTGTTGTTACTAAGTCTGAATATTCTATTTTAAAATCATAATCTTTATCATAATTATAAGTTCCAGACAATGTCAAAGAACCACTATATGTATTGTTTTGTGAACTTATAGTAGGAGTTAATGACCCACCACTCGTCCAATTAGTATCTGTAGATAATTTATAATACCAATTTAATGTTATCGTATTATCTTGGTATCCAGAAGTACCATTCCCAAAATTACCTGCCCAAAAATTACCACTATAAGTTAATTTTATACTATTGCTAGTTGAGTTTAATCTTTCAAAATTTGCATTTATTGTTAGAGGCACATAATTAATTACTGAAAATGTTTTTTGACCTGAAATCGCTTGAGAACGATTGTCTGCAACTGTGTAATAATAAACATTAGTATTTGCTAATATTGAACCATTATATATTACATAATGTTCTCCGCCAGTTGTACTTTCACTGACTTTTGATAGGTAATTATTATTAACTTTTACCGAAGATATTCTTGCATATTTTTTTGAATGTGCTGATACACCAAACATTATGTAAGAAATATTTTTTATTACTGTATCTGCTGGAATTTGTACTGGAGATGTAATACTTGTTGATACCGGAACATCTAGAACTGGTGAACAATCTGTTAATATACCTGTTGCTGTAGTTGTACTTGTTTCACCAACTTGTGTCCTATTATCATTCGCATCTACATTATAAGTTTTTAATTCAAATGTAAATTCTTTTTGTAAGTTTGAATCTGTATATAATTGATATATTGCATTTAATTCGTTTTGTGAAAAAGTAAGTGTATAATCCCCACTAGAAGTTATTGTTTCACTTCTAGTGCCTATTGTTGTATTTCCTAATTTTACAGTTATTTCATTTGAAAATTCAGAATTATATACTGTCATAGGAATTGTTATATCGTCTTCAAGTTCAAAATTGTTTATTGAACCTATAACACTTCCTGCTGGGTCAACTGCTAATTGATATGTTCCTGATGTATAATTCATCCATCCTGTATTTTGAGTATCTAATGCTCTGAAATAGAATGGAGTAGTACCACTTGTTTTATTGTTTACAGAGTACCAACTTGTTGTTATTTCACCTGTATCCCATCCACCAGAACTACTTTGTGAATTGTTTTCATATACTTGTGAATTATTTAATACTAATGTAATTCTTCTGTTGTTTGAATACCAAGCATAAGGATTTGGTGTTTCACTATTAGCATAAGATAAATACATTCTCCATTTGAAGCGATAATCCATTTTATTACCACTTCTTCTGTGTTCGTACCATACCTTTAATCTAATATCTGCTGATGAACTTATATTATATACAGCACCATTAAAAATTTCTATCATATCTTATACCTCCTATACAAAGAAGCCTATTCCATCTCCATAAGTTGAATTTGTTACATTTTCTATACGACCATTTGTTGTTGCTAAATATTTTTTAAAGATAATGTTATTTGTATATGTTACAGATTGACCTCTGTAATTTGTTAATTCACTTTCTTTTGCTATTTCTGCGTCATCTACAACACCAGCATATAATTGCACATCAGAAGTAGAACCTGATTTATTTAATATTTCCAATCCACTTTCATCAAGAGTTGAAGCATTTGGAGAACCACTTTTTTCAATGTTTAATCCATCTGCATTAAACGTAAATCCTGTTGTTGTTGTTACTTCTGTAACTTTACCATCTGTTAAGTTAATACTTGATGATATTACATCTATTTTTTCACCTTGTGCTGTTAATGTATTAATGGTTTGGTTTATTAAAGTATTTTGATTTTCAACTGTACTGCCTAAATTACTAACATCTTGCATTACTTGTTCAGTATTTGCTACTTGCATTGTTATTTGATTATTAAGATTATCAACTTCTGTTCTCGCCCATCTTTTGAAAGTAGCCTCACCTGTTTTTGTAACATTTTCTTTTATTTTTTCTTTGTTTACTAATGTGTTAAATTCCATTATTAAACGTCCATTGTATGTAAGTGTATTATTAGCAAGTGAACTAATAATAGACCTTCCATCTATTCTTATTAATATAAAATCATAAGGATTTATTTTAGGATTACCAAGAATTTTACCTGACTTAAAAGCAACAAAGAAGAAATTTGCAAATTTAGTGGCAATATTATCAATTTGTGTTTGACTTGTTATATATGGATTTGCTGTATCTATATATAAAGTATCATTTTGATTAATATAATTTGTTATTGTTGCTTCAAATTTTCTTATACCATCTTCATATAAAACTCTTGTAGGCATAAACATTTCACCAGTATCATATTTTTCTATAATTTCTAATGGTATTTCTTTTGACGATGAATCAGGTAATTCAATAAATTCTAATTCACCATCTCTATTGAAAATAGGAATATAACCACCTTGTTCTGCAATATAACCTATATATTGTCTTGCTTTTATTGAACTATCAACAAAATTAAATGATAAATCATCACCATCAAACTCATCTACATTACTTGTTATGTTAAATTGTGTACAAATATCATCTAATATTTGTCCTAATGTTGCACTACCATTATTAATGTCTATTACTGCTGTAGGATTATAATTTTTATCAAGTAATATAGTATTATCTCTCATTGTTATTTCAAATTTATATTTGTCATTTACTGAAATTTTGGTAACATTAAAAGTACCCATTTTGTCATATATATAATCTCCTTCAATTAATGTTCCTATATAAATTTCAACAACATCATTTGGAGAAAAAATACTTGCTAAACTATCTTGATGTATTGTTAATGTTGCATCTTTTGATACAAAATCGTTTAAAATTAGTAACCCTTTACCATCATCTGCTTGTACTCTTGATTTTATTACTAATTTTTCACAAAAATTGTCAACATTTTCTAATTCTTCATTATTTATTACAATTTTTAACTTATATTCTGCTTGACCACTATATACTATTTCTTCAAAAGGACTTAAACTGGTATTTATTATATTAGTTTGTTCATTTGAACCTGAAGCCATATTATCACTCCTATTCCTCTACAAAACTAAATTGTATATCTGTATAAGTATTATTTAGTGGGTCATTTCCATCGATATAATATGTGCTATATTTTACAGTTGCACTTCTATACATTTTCTTTTCAACAAAGTCCCATTCTGGTTCAAAGAAGAAGAAACAACTGCACCATACATCTGTAGAATATGCAAATACATTTTTTAATTCGCTACCACTCATTGTTGGTATATTAAATTCTATTGTTGCAACATCGTGTCTAACTCTATTTCTAACTGTTCTTCCTGCTGTATTGGTATAACTATCTAAATCTACATCATTTGCACCTTTTGTATGAACAGGTAATGTATTTCTTCCGTTTATTACATAAGGAAATTCATAATAACCTGTACCACCATAAGATTTGATGTATAATTTATCATATTCATAATAACTATATACACTATTGGCAGGAATAGAATTACCTATAGTGTAATCTGTTCCTGCTTCTAGTAATACATATTCATCAGTTGAACTAGAATAAGAGTAATATTTATTTCCTGTTGTGTATTTTGTATCTTTTGTATATATGTACATATTATCCTCCTATCACTATTGGCTTACCGTTTGAAGTAGCCATATCTTGTAAGTTTTCTAATACTACACTGGCAAGTTTTTCATCGCCAACTTGTATTATAAATGTAGGGTTCATTACTTGACCAGCACTTCCCAACTTTTTGTCTAATAAATCCATCATTTGATTTTGATTTGCTACAAATGATTGACCACCAATTTGTCCTACAAGTTCTGGACCTTTTTCATTTGCAATAAATAATTGACCTACTGGAGGTAAACCACCTTTTGCCCATAAACCTGCTTGTGACATAGCATAAGAAACAGACCATTCACCAGATAAAACTTTGTTTGCATAAGAACCAACATTAGAAAGTTTTCTTAAAGCGTCAGCAACACCAGAAGTTTTTGCTTCAACATTTACGGTTGGTTTTATTTTATCTATACCATCTTGTAATTCTTTACTTATATTGTAACCTTTGCTATTCATTTCATCGACAATATATTTTTGTATATCTTCTGGTAATTTTTTAAATTTATCAAGAAATTCACTTTCATTAGTTAAACCTAATTCTCCCCAAGCCTTTGCTATTTCAGGAGTCATTGTTTCAACATTTAGTGATTGATTATATAATGTTTCTGCCAAATTTTTTTCTTGATTTTCCCAATTCTTTTTTTGACCTTCAGTTATTTTTTTGCCATTTTCCTCATATATTCTTACTGTTTCCTCTTTAGATTCTCTTAAATAAGATATTTGGTCTGCCAAAGATAATTTTTCTTTACCGTTACTAGTTTCTACTTTGCTTGTATGTTCATCTATCAATCTATTTTGCTCTTCAACATTTTCTGTTAAAACTGCAGTTTGTAAATCTTCATAAAAGATAATATCTTCATTATATCCTTGCCAAACATCACGAGCGTTTGAAACTTTTGTGTTTTGTTTTCCTAATAATTCTTCTGTTGTTGCTAAATCATTTTTCATTTGTAAATAAGCATAATGCCCTTTATAAACTTCTCCATTAAGTAAAGAGGTATATTCGTAGTTTTCAAATTGCTTTGTTCCTACCAATCCCAATATTTCTTCCATCTTTTCTCTTATTGTATTCCCTTGCGTATTTAATTCGTTAGATTTTTCTAATTCCTTATTGTAATTATACCAAGCCTGTGTTCTATTTTCTATAGCCTCTTTATAATATTTTTCATTAGCCTCTAATATAATTCTATTTCTTTCTTGTTCAATAACTTTCTTTATTGCTTCTGCTAATTCTAATGTTTTACCAGTTTGTAAATCTAATAATGTATATTCTGTTCCATAAGCATTATTTAATGTTGTTAAAATAAATTGCGCCCTATCTTCATAGCCTTTTTTAAGATTTCCATTTTCGTCAGTTAATCCTTGTAATTCCTCTAATAATCTTTGATGATGAGTTGAAACTGCTAATGTTTGGTCCATTTCATCTTCTAAAGCGTTTTTTCTGTCTATATATGCTTGTTTTAATTTTATTGACTCTTCTACTTCTAATTCTTGTTGCTCAATTAATTTTTCTCCTGCACTTTTATAATTGATAATTGCTGTTATTAACCCTTCTATTGCACCTGCTACTGCACCAATAATAGCACCAGTTCCACCACCTATTGATGCGCCAATCATAGCGCCTCCTAAAACAGTAGATAATTCACCACCTACTAATCCTAATGTATTTAATAAGTTAGAACCACTTTCATTGATGCTATCCATAGAAGTTTTTATAGAAACTAGTCCTATAGCGTTTACAGTCATACCTTTAAGTGCTGTTGAAAATCTTTCTGCGTTTGTTGCGTGGGCTTTCCAACTATCTATTCCACCCAAAATTCCATCAAGGCCATTGCCTGTAATAGATTTATATACTTTTATATATTCTATCATTTTTTTCAAAGGTGATAATAAAAGAGTTAAAAATTTATATATTCCACTGCTTCCTATTAGTTTTAATATACTTTTTAATGTAGATATTAAAGTTTTAGCAGTTATATATCCAATTACCGTTTTAACTAATGGGGATAATTTTTTGAAAGAGTTATATATATTTTCAATGGTTTTACCTAATCCTTGATAACTCCATTCTATATCTCCAGTCAATGGATTTATTTTTTTTACAAATCCAAGCCATTTCATTATGCTTTCCTTTATATCGTTAGCCTTCAATTTGACTTTGTCAAGCATATCATCATATTTGCTAAATGCCGAGTTAAAAGCATCCATTATTCTAGGGTCTATTCCACCACTTATTCCTCCGACAGATGTAGAACCTGAACTTGATGGCGTTGTTATGACATTTAATTTATCAAATCCTCTTAGACCTGACATTTTACTTTTTAAATTATCTGCAGATTCTCCTGCTTCATCCATACTATCTATTAAATCTAAAGTTGCATCGTCCATAGCACTTAATCCACTATAGTCAAAATCAGGCATTTTAAAGCCTAATAAACCAGCAATTAAATTAAATATTTCTGTCAAAACCATCAATATTGCATTCAAGTAAGGTAATACTTTTTCTAATATTGGATAGAAAGTATTACCTATCGCTCTTGATAGTCTTTCCCATTGTTCTTTAAAAATACGAAGTTGGTTAGAAGCACTTTCTATTGTTCTACCATAATCACCTTGTGATTTTTTTAATTGTTCTGTTAATGAAATAACCATTATAAGTCTTTTTTCTACATAAGATAACTGGCTTATGCTTCTATCAAGGCCTAACTTATCTACCGTATTTTGTAAAGTTTTTTCAGTAATATCAGCACCAGTAGCAGTACGAATTGGTCTTACTTGACCTGCTAAAGCAGATTGTAAAGCATTTGATGCTCTGTTTAAGTCTAGGTTATATAATGATGCAATATCGTTTGTCATTTTTACCATTAATTCTGATAAATTCTCTGCTGTTTCCGTAGGTAATTTCATAGCATTTGCTAATTGTTTAAAAACACCAAGTTTTCTTGACAAATCGCTTTCGTCTAATCCATAGACACCAGCCATTTTATCAACAAAATCTTCTATTCTTTTTGAACTTTCTTCTATTTCTTCGTTCATATTTTGATATGCAACTTCTAATAAGTTTATGTTTTCTACATAAGAAACGCTTTTTTGTGACATATTCATTAATTGTTTAAAGAAAGAGGCAGAACTTTTTAAAACAGCAGACATAGATTTTAAATTGAAAGCAGTACTAAATTGATTTCCTAATTTTTCAATGTTTTTTCCTGTGTTTTTTGTTTCTTGAGAAAGTTCTTTTATTTCATTTTTTGACTTATTAACATTATTTTGACTTTTTTCTATTCCAGATAAAAGTGAATAAATACTTTGCAATTTCTTCTCATAGTCTTTTAATTGCTTGTCACCATTAATTTTATTACTAAACTTAATGCTTATTTCTTGATTATTCATTTACTCACTCTCCTTTCTTTTGCCTTTGCTTTTCTAAATATTGTTGTTTTAATGTTCCAAAATAAACAAGAGAGTTTTGAAATTCATCATATTTTTTTCTTGATTTTTTTTCTTCTATTTTTGTTTTGTTTATTTCATCTTGTTGTAATTCTGTGTAAGGCTTTGTAGGATAAGTTCCTAAATTCTTAGTATCTTTCTTTTTGCTAAACATATTACCTAAAAATTGTTTTAAAGAACCTATTACTAAACCGTTACCGTGATGTATGTATAGCCCTTGTAGCCAACAAATATAATCCTGTTCATCTTTTTCTCTTTTTTTCTTATTAATAAAAGAAGTACGATATGAAACGAATAATTGTGGGTCATCTTTCCAAAACTCTTCGCTTGTCATTCCGTACTCTATTGCTTGTGGAAAAAGATAATTACAATAATATTCGTAATAAGAATTATTATATTTGGCAAAAATATCTTCTTCTGTATCTTTTATTTCTTGTTGGCTTGGGCTTTCAAGTTTTTTCTTTCTTGATTATAATTATCTCTTATTTCAACACATTCTTGTAAGTATTGACCTAATTTTTCACCAATCCATCTTGCTTTTTCTTCATCCTCAAAATAAGGTTTTAGAATTTCTTTTACTTCTGATTGTTTTAAGTGATGATTAGGATATAACCATATTAAGAAAGCCCTTTCTACTATTTTCTTTAATGTTTCTTCTTTTAATGCGACTTTCTTTTCAATTTCTTCATCATCTATTATTAATGATTCAGGATTAAAGTCGTCATCTATTTCGTCAACATAGTTGTATAATTCTTCTTGTATTATACTCATAGATTTTTGTATATTACAAAGTCTATCTATTTGTATAAAACTATCTCTATTTAACTCTAAAGTATATTCTGTTCCATTTAATTTTATTATTTCATTCTTTTTCATAACTATCTATCTCCTATTTTCCATTATTCTATCATTTTAAGACTCATAGAGCGTTTTTTATGAAAATTTAGTTAATGTATCACTAAGATATTAACGCCCTAAAATAAGCCATTAAATGATTATTTTACTATAACTAGTATTGTTCTAGTAAATGAAGCATAACCTGATTTACTAGCAACTAATTTAATAATAGCACTACCTGCTGAAACTCCTGTTATAGTGATAGAGTTTGTAGATGCTGTATAAGCAACTGTTGCAACTCCTTGAGTATCACTTGTAGCAGTTATTGTAGCATCACTTGGATTTGTAGTTAATGCTATAGTTTTAGTTTTGTTATCTCCTGTAGTTGCTACTTCTTCTGTTTCATTAATTGCACTTGTAAATACTGCAGTATCTTCAAGTAAATCGAAGCAGTTTTCTACATATTCATCACTAGTTTCTGGTGTAATTGTCATTTCACCTTGTTCTAATGAACCAACATCAGTGTTATTTAATTTGTAACTAACTTTACCAGAATATTTGAAACCTGTCATATCAGGTAAAATTCTTAAGAATTCTATTGTTTGTCCTTTTACTCCTTCTAATACATTGATATTATCTCTGTGTGCGAAGAATGGTAAAGTTTTTTGTGGGTTTTCTTGACGACCTTCAACTGAAGTCGCTTGTTTATTACCTATTGCAGTTTTATCTAGTTGTGCTGGAGTAGCACCATTTTCTCCTGTTCCTGTTACAGGTAAGAATAATGAGTACTTACCATTTGATTTTTTAGAGTAAATACCTGAACCAGTGTGTTCTGATAATGCTCTGTCTTCAATACTATTAAACATAAATTCATCTCCTTATTATATTTCCTCTAGCAAGGCTTACCAAACTTTGACATTGTATTGTTCTTCTTGTAATGCTTGTATCAGCATTTGGTGTAAGTCTACATAGAGTGATTTTCATATTTTTTGAACTTAAGAATTCAATTACTAATTCTGTCAATTCATCATTTATTTCTTGCGAAGCAATTATTTCACTTGCACTTAAATTACCTGTTGTTTTATTTTTTGTATAAATATCAATAGTTAGATACATTTCTTGGTGTTTTTCAATCATATCTATTGTACAAAAATCTGTGTCAGTATAATTACTTAGTGAACAAGATATAATTGGAAAATAGGCAGAGGTACTAGTATAATTCTTTACAACTTTTGTGTCGTAATTAGAATTGGCAACAATAAACTCTTTTAATTCTTTAAATAACTGATTATATTTATTTATCATTGACTAGCACCTCCGTCTTTCTTCTTATATTCATTTAACCATTTCAATAGATTTTTTTCTATTTCTATTCTGGTTAATCTATATATTTCAAAACCCTTCATACCTCTTGTAAAATGGAATGTACCATCTTTGTAAAAAGTCCATCCTTTTTCGTGTTGATTAACATTGTATGCCCAAGCACCTTCTACAGCATTTTCTTGTCCTACAAGTCCTGTTCCATATTCAAATGCTAGTGCTATAGAGAATACTCCATTATATCCTTCAGATTCAGTTTCTACAATAGTATCATTATAAAGAATAAAACCATCATCAACTTCTCTTATTTTATTGTTTTCAATATATTGTAAAGTTAATTCATTAGATGGCAAATTCATTGCTGAAATTGTTTTAACCGTTTCTAAAAATTTATCTTGTATAAAAGTTTGAAATCCTCTATTTGTTCTTATATCTGCACATTTTTGTACATATTCGATATAATTTTTTAACTTTTCATAACTATCGACTTTTAAACTTGCTTTTAAACCTATTGGCATATTATTATCTCGTTATTTTACAAATGAAGGTTTTTTTGCTTCTTTATCATCTACAAGTACAAATTTACCAGTTCCTATGAAGTCACCAGCAAGAGATTTTTTAACCTCTTTAATTGCACCTGTTTTTATATCTTTTATTTTTACTTTATCCATTTTGATTCTCCTCCTTTATAATTTCTTCAAGAAGTACCATTATTTTAGTATTTTGTGGCTTAAATGCTCTTACTTTGTAATTGGCGTTTGCACCATACTTTAATTCGTTGTCTGGTGTAGCACCATATAAATAAGCAACATCAAATTTATCAAACAATTTTTTGTTATAATCAATTAAGCAACTAACAACCTGATTTTCTGTTTCTCCATATTCTTTAATATATGCTTCAAATTGTTTTGTAGTTAAAGGTTGATAATTAACTTTTCCAAAGTAAAATGGTTGATTATAAGTAACTATCTCGTTACAATCATCATCTAATTGGACTTCTCCTTTTGTGGCAATATACATATCTTTGTCCCAATTTTTAAATATATTGGTAGAAGGATTGAATTTACTCATTTTCTTCACTTTCTTCTATGTATCCTGCCATTGGTTCTATTTCTCCTCTTAATTCGTATGAAATATAACCACTATCTCTAGTCCAGTTTAAACCATTTTCACTGTAAGATTTTACCCCTACATTTCCTATTTGATTATATAATTCTTCTGAACATCTTATTTGCCAATTATAATACTTATTAGGTAATTCTAATTGAGAATAATCTTGATAAGGATACCTTAAGGAAAGTGCTATATATTTACTATCATCTAGTAATCTATTTAACACTTTTTCATAGGTTTCATTATCAGTAAAGATATTAGCATCAAATTCTATTCTTTCTTTTAATAAATCTAATTGTGTTGGTACACTTTCCATAAGTTTTCATCTCCTCTTTTAAAATTATCCACGAGAAATTACACGAGCAACTGGGATTAATTTATCATCAATATATACTTTATTATCTCCGTTTTCAGCGTTGTTTACTAATTCCCAATTTGAACCATCTTCAAAATCACTGTTTTCAGGTGAAATTTTTGAAGTAGTTTTGTAAGAAATATAAGTTGGTACTACCATTTCTCTTATTCTTGAGATTAATTCAGTTTTACCACCTTTAGTTTTAGCATCTCTTACTGTTTCAGCAGGAACTTCAACACCTAAATCTTCATATTCAAAGAAACCTTTTTGGAATACATAAGATACATATTTATTTCCTGTGCTATCAGTAGTTACAGGCATATCATCGTCTACGATAACTAATCTACCATTGAATGTTCCTATAGTTAAATCTCTTTCAATACCGTTTGCATCAGTATATTTTAAGAAATTAATTAAATTTAATCCTTCTAAATTAGTAGATACTGCTGAGTGCATAAAGATTACATCTAATTTTGCTTTTTTATCTCCTAATGCTTTTTGAGATGCTTTATTTAAAGCGTCTGCACTTAATTCAGGATTAGCAGTTGCAGTAATATCGTAAGTGTGTTTATCAACGAATTGTCCGTTTACTCCACCTGTCATACCAAAGATACCTTTTAAGATTGATAATACAATCGCTTGTCTTTGTTCATCCCAATATTCTTTAACTTCTCCTGCTTCAGCCTTGAAGTTTTCTCCTGTGATTTCACTAGAAAAATCATATTCTCCCCAAGACATTGCTCTACCATAACAAATTTTTGTTTGATAGAAAGTATCTCTTTCAGCACCATCAGGAATATCAGTATTTCCATCATAGTTTACAGGAGTTCCACCTATTCTACCTTTGATTGGTTCAGTTACAAAATAACCACCTGCTTGTTCACTCATTTTTGAACGATATTTGTTTACTACTGTGAATAAACCATTTTTAATTAATGAATTTTCTTTTGTGCTTGGTAAAGTCTTCATATATCCTTCCCAAACAGTTGGGTTAAAAATTTTACCTCTAAATTTTTCCATTTAATATCTCTCCTTCTTTTTTAATTTATTTTAGTTTATTTTAAATTTTCAAATTCTGTTGGATGCTCATTAATCCATTTTTCTTGTTCTTCAGCAGATAAATTGCCAAATTTTTCAAATGAATCAATAACATTACTATTATTTTGATTAACATTTGGTAATGCTGGGTCTAAATTTAAAGTTGTTAAACTTTCTTTAGTTGCTTTAGCAACATTTTCTTTTTGCATATCGAATTTTGCTTTTAATTTATTAGCACTATCGATAGTTTTGTTTGCGTCATCACTAACAACTAACGAAATAATATCATCGTCTAAATCAAGACCTGCTAATATTTCTTTTGCTTTTGCAGTATTAACAATTATTCTTGAATTTTTAAGATTTGTTTCAATTTCTTTCTTTTGTGCTTCAAGTTTTTCTTGTTCTGTCATATTAGCCTTATTAATTTCTTCTAATTGTTGTTTGATTGCATCATAGTCACTATATTTACTGTTTTGTTCAGTTAATAAATTAACTTGATTTTCTAATTCTTTCACTTTTGCACTTTGTAGTGTGTGTATAGTGTTAAGAAAATTAGTAATTTGTTCTTCTGTTGCTTCTTCTCCTATTATTTTTCTTGCATCTTCTCTACTCATATTACTGTTCATATTATCTCCTCCTTAACGATAGTTTTTTACGGTAACTAACAAAACCATTCAGAGAAATATATTTTAACATTTGCGATGTACCAAATGCTAAAAACAAATTGGTTGCAAACGTGGGAATTGCACCCCTCTTTTAGATTATGAGTCTAATGTGCTACTATTACACTTCGTCTGCGATGTAAAGAGCATTACTGCTCTTGATTGTTATTTTCTTGAGTATCTTGAACTTTATTATTTTGTTCATTTATACCATTTTCGTTATTGTTTGATTGTTTTTGTATTTCTTCAACAAGTTTTTGTCTTTGTTCCATATATGCTTCTTGAAGTTTTGTTACTGCAACAGGGTCACTAAATAATCCGACAGTTGCGTTTGCTACTTCTGGAGGCATATTAACTGATTGTAAATTCATAAGTGCTTGTGTTTTAACAAGTAAGTTGTCACTTAAATCTCTACTAAATTTAATATCAATTCCACTTACATTAAGAGTTTTGATTTTACTATCTCTAGCATTTTTACAAATCTTAAGAATTACCTTTAAAGCGTTTCTATCACATTTTTTAAATGCTTTTTCTTCATTTTCAACTCTTACAGTTGCACTCGTAAAGCCTTGACCAGTTAAAACTGCTTTACCAGTTTCAGCGTTGCTTATTGCTCCGTTTTGAGTTGCTTCTGGAACACTTAAAATGCTATGTACTGCACTTAATTTTCTTAAATAATAGATTTGAGTATCTAATGATTTAAGTCTTGATTGTAATAATTCTACAGATGCCTTCTTTTGGTCTGTTGATTTAATAGATACAGCGCCAAACTTTTTAATGGCTTCCATACCTTTTTCATCAACTTCAGCATTAGTAAATACCATAATTGAGTTTACAAATGCTTCAATGTCATCTTTATCTAGGTTTTCTACGTAGTTTAAATCATCAAATATATCCTTGCATATTTCAAGAAAACTCATTCTATGCTTATTAAAGTAATATTCAATTATTAAATGAACGTTTTGAACGATTGGTTTTCTTTCAGTTATTTGTAAAGTCCCACTCTTATCGTTAATTAAATACTGCATATTTCTTGTGTAAACTGTATATTCATTATAATTTCTAGGAACATAAGCAGGTTCTCCAGTAATTGGGTCTACTTCTTGAACAATATATTGCTTGTCAGTTACAACAAACGATAATAATTGTTCGTGTCTAATAGAACTTGAATAAACCACTTCTGTATTAAATTTATCTAAATTGATTAATTCAAATGGGGCTTCATCATCATCTGTTACTTTTGTATAATTTATATATCTAAATGCTCTACCACAAGCAAAGATTTCTTCATATAAATCTTGGTCTTTTTGGTCTTTATCTTCATAAGTGACATAATTGTTTAGTAAAGATATTTCTTCACTAGCAATATCATCAAGTGGAGCATATTGAATTGGTTTTCCAAGTAAAAATGCTTTTTTCCATTCCATAAAAGCCCAAGCCCAGTTTTCAACACCTTTGTTGTTAATTTCTGTTCTTGTATATTTTTCTTTGTATTTTATATCTTGGTCACCATATAAATAGGCATCAAGGTATAAACTTTCTGCTCTATTTTTATTATGTAAATCAATACTATTTTTGATAATGTCTAATACTCTAGCATCTTTTTCTGCTTGTGTACCTGAAAGAAGTTGTTCTTCTGTATAATTGGCATATATGACAGAACGGCCAAATGTTTTCATATTTTCAACTCCTTCAACTGTGTGTAGTTTTTTTATCAAATAATAAATGTATACCTTTTTTCGTTTTTTGTCAAATCTACACAAAAAAAAGACAACTTATTTACATAAATTGTCTAACAAAATCTAATGGTTCTGCTTTTTGAGGCTGACTGTTACCGTCTATTATTTCGTTATTAAACATAGCACAAGCATCAGGGGCATCATCGTTTTCATTGCTTCCTGTTGAATTATATGTAGTTAAGTTGCTCATAAATTTACCCATATCTGTATTTATCCCATACATCTCTCTTTTAGGAAAAACTAATTGTCTTTTTAATGGCCCAGAAGCATCAGCAATTCTTGTTTCCTTTCTTTCTTCATTCCATTTTTCAATAATTTCGCAAAAATTAAACCCTCTTGATTTTAGTTTATTTTCTAAGTTTTGTTTTAATTCACTTGTGACATTACTTTCTATTACAAGTTTGATTATATGATGTTCTATTATTTTATCTACAATAGCATCATACAAATCTTTCGTTGCCTCTGCTCTAGTAAATATACAATCTCTTAAATAATAATCAAAGACATTGTCGTTTTCTACTTTTTTAAATATAGGCATAGCAAAAAAGTCTTTTCCTCTTTTTCTATTAGCATCTATTACTGCATAAGCACTCTTATAATCTGTTTCTGGAATAGTATCGTAAGTTCTTAATCTTCCATAACTAAATATTAATTCTTCTGGGTCTGTAGAATGTTGCATATAGTTGTTTTCCCAAAGATATTCTTCTATTCTATTTTTTATTTTTAATAATTCTTCTGTTGATTTTAATTCTGGGAAAACGCTATTTCCATATTCGTCAAGCGCTGGTAACTGAATAATTGCACAAGTACCATCTTCACTAATTCTTGTATATGGATATTTTGGGTGTTTTTTAAAAGTATGTTCCTTTTCTAACAATTTTATTTCTAAATCAATAAAATCTCCACTAGCCCACAAAGTTCCTGTTATAACCATTTTTGGTATAGCACCTAATATATATCTTGTTCTCCAAGATAATTGGCAATCGTTATAAAATTCTATATTTAATTGTTGATTCATTGCTTCTTTATAGCCTTTGTATAAATCATCTAAATGAATCCATTTACTTGCTCTTTGACCAATTACATTTGAATTGCAAGTAGAAGCATTATAACTAGCACCCAATTTGCAATCTCTTAATTTCCAATCTCCATCTGTTTCTTTTAAAAAGTAATCTTTATCTTCTTTATCCCATTTCATTTTAGGAAAAACTTCTCCAAACCAATCACTTTTCATTTCTTGTCTTACTAAAGAACTACCATTTTTAACAACAGTATCATTAGAACATAGTGACAGTATAGCGCCTGTTGGGTCTATTCCATAAGACCAAGCCTCAGTTATTTTCTCAGGGAATGTTTTACCAAATCCAGCAGGAGCGTTAAAAATTAAGTCTGTAAATTTAGGATTCAACACTATTTCTTGCAAAAAGTGTATATATCCACATATTGCTGGAAATCTAGGGGCAAAAAATTTATCTTTTTCAGGAACGTCCCATTCTCTATAAACAAAATAATGCTCTAGACTAACTCTAGCACCTAATTTATAAGCATATTTTAATTGTTTTTCATATTCTATAAAATGGTTTTTGTTTGTGTCAATTTTTATCAGCAAATCAAGTAAAGGAATATATCTCTTAACTGCTATTTCTCCACAAACCTCAGTATTTTTTTCAAAATTATTAAAAAGAGAATATAAATCTTGCATCATTTCATAAATTTCATCATAAGTTATTTTTTTACCATAATTATATCTAAAATTATTCTCTAAAATGGTTAATATTTTATCTATGGTTTCATATATTTGTTTGCTATTCATTATTTTTCCTTCTTATTAATAAATCTTTTATATTTTTCTAATTTTTCATTAATTTTATCTAAATCTGTTGCATCCATATTAATATTAATTTTTTGTTGTGGTTGAACTTTTTCGACCATTTCATTTTGAGATTTCATCTTAAATAATGTTGTTCTTTCTTTTACAACTCCAACTTGCGACATTGTAATATTATCATCGCCTATTTGGTCATATATTTTTTCTGCTATTATTCTCATACTATAGTCATCGCTATTTTTGTATGACCTTAAAGTATTTAATGTTATACCTGCTAATTTACAAAATGAAGTTAATGAACTAGGATAATTACCTATTTTATCATTTACTTCTGCAAGTAATTCACAATAATAATCAAAAACCATACTTAATTTTTCAGCATTATAAACTGGTTCTTGACATCCTATTGGTATTATTGGTTTGAAAAAGTAATTATTTATCACTAAAGGATTTATGCTTACTTCCCAAGCGATTGGTTCTCCCTCTTTATTCCACTTACATTCTTTTAAATGCTTATCGTGATATTTAATCATTTCTTTAACTAATTCTTCTTTTTTTTCTTTTATTGTGTCAAGCATTGTGTCAACTTTACCTTCTATGTAAAATTGTTCCAATTCCCTTAATTCATTTTGATTTTGCTTTTGTATTTCGTAGTTTTTTTGTTTGTTTGATGCCATATCATCACTCCCTACTCTATAAAAATATTATCACGATTTGCCATTTTAGTCAATTTATGATAAGATTAATATGGTAGATGCTTATGAGAAATGACAAGTTAATAGAAAAATTATCTAATTTAAAATTAGAAGAATCAAGTTTAAAAAGAAACTTAGACAGAAACTACTGCAATTTAAAAATTAGGACAAAAATGTTTGAAAAGTTAAAAGATGTAAAGAAAGAAATAAAAAATGTAAAATTTCAAATAAGATTAGAAAGAGAAATGAAAAAAAATGAAAAATCTAGGTAAAATATTTGAACAAAATTTTAGAAAAAGCATTCCTAAAAGTGATAAAATATACTATTATCGTCTAAAAGACAGTGCGAGTTCATATTATGGTGGAAATGAACAACTTCGTTTCAGTCAAAACAACATAGCAGATGCTTTTATGTTCTATGTAGGTGATTATTGCACAGAATTGTTGATATTAGAATATAAAAACCACAAAGGAAAATCATTACCTTTAAATTGTATAAGGGAAAATCAATTAAAAGAAATGATTGAAGCAAACAAAAACATTGGTGTTATTCCTATGATAATAGTATTTTTTGTTGATGTAGAAAAATGTTACTCATTAGAAATTGAATATGTAGATAAATTTATTCAAGAAAATAATAGAAAATCAATACCTATAGACTATTTTGAAGAATATGGAATACCTATTGAAGTTGAAAAATTAAGAACAAATTATAGATACAACGTTGAAAAATGGTTAAATAATTTTTAAAAAAAGATAGACTTTTGTCTATCTTTTATTTTACAAAATACCACCATACTTTGTTTTCTCTTCCATCAACATCACTTAACCACGCATTAGCCATTTTTACATAAGTTTCTGCATCATCTAAATTAATGACATCTTTATAATCATTAGCAAGGCTATTCATTACTACATACATATTTTCTAATTTATGAGGTGTGTTGCCTATTACGCTTGAAACAGTTTCTATATTCCAATATTCTCCTAATGGTTTCATATCTTCTACTATTTCTTGCGCTAATTCTCTATCTAATTGATAATTATAAGCCATTCCTTTTATTTTTGCTTTATATTTAGCAAATTTACTGTAATCGTTTTCTTTTAAATTATATAAACTGTCTATTAATATTTCACCTAAGCAATCCATATCTTCTTTTTTACCATTACTTACTATTTTTTCTAAATATTCTTTCATTTAATCACCTATTTACTTCTATTTGGATTTACGCTTCCATTAGTATCATCACTTGTTGTTTGCGTAGTTTCTGTTGTAACAGTTCCCCTAGCATTTAAACATCTTGTATTAAATACAGAGAATTGTCCGTTTGTATATCCAGTATTTTGGTTACCATATCCTATGAAATAAGGTATTCTTCTATTTAATTGATTTGCTAATACTTGATTGCCATATTTACATAGTAAAGGTATGTTGTTTTCTCCTACTTGAATTGCTACTGGATAATTTGCTGTTGCTTCTGGAGTGTTACAAGCAATTATTAATCTGTAAGTAGCCAAATTAGATACATTTTTGATTGTTTGGTTAGGTACAAGAACAATTTCGTTTGTTCCTGTTGTTATGTTGCTTACTATTATTGTATTGTTCATTGTATCGTCCTTTCTAAATAAAATGGTAAGGACTTATATGTCCTTACCAATATAAGTCAACCTCTTATGAGGGAATAGTCTTAATAAAGACTTGATGTTCCACAACCACATCCATAATAGCAAGGTGGCTTTGGAGCAGTTGTTGCTAATTGAGATAATAGATATTCGTTTTGTTTTAAATTACTATTTTCTCCACGTAAAATTGTGATTTGGTCTGCAAGAGCATCAATTTTATTTTGCATTATCATATTTCTAGTTGTTTGATTTTCTTGAACTACTAAATTACCGATAGATGCTATACTATTTGATAATTGTTGAGATGCGTCTTTCATTAATAAGGCATTATCATATTTACCAATTAATACTGCATCATTAACTCCTGCTACTTGGCCTGATATACCACGAATGGCATTATCAGTTGTTTGGTTATATAATCCCATTTGCATTTCGGCAGTTGTTAAAGCAGTACCTGCATTATTTCCCCCAAATCCAAATCCATTACCATATCCAAATATCCCAGCGATGATTAATAATCCAATTAATCCAGACCAGTCTAATCCAATACCGTTTGTTCCGTTCATAGAGTCCTCCTTTCATAAATCTATATTAACTTATTCAGTTAATACCACTATTTACTTATTGCAGTCTTTAAAGAATCAACTTGTTGTTGAGAAACATTGTTTTGTTGCATTAATTCTTGTAATGCTTGTTCTCTGTTAGGATTATTTAAGAATGCTTGTGCCATCATTTTTTGCTGTGGATTCATCATATTTAAGATGGCTTGTTGTGGATTCCCACATTTCATTATTTGTTGTATTAAGTTAAAATTCATTTTTCTTTATTCCTTCCTTTTAATTGTTCTTCTAAATTATGTATTTTCTTTTTCAATTCTTCGTTTTCTAATTGTTCTTGAGTTTTTGGTATTATAATTTTATATTCTTTAATATCGCCGTTCAACTCTTTAATTGTTAAAATTGCATTATCTAAGCAAATAAAAGCAGTTTTCCTTTGAACTATTATTTCTTTAGGGTTTTCATCTTTTCCTATAATTTTAGCCTCAAAATCCACTTGATTAGCATTGCCTACGTTAAATACATTCATTGGCATTTGCTGATTTTGATATAATTTCATTAAATTTTCAATTTCTTCCTTTTGCCTTGATAATTTATCAAGCATAAAACTGTTATTATACACTTTTCCATCTCCTTTATAATAAAAAAAGAAAAAAAGATAATAATTCTAAGATGTACTCCTCAAAGTGCGTTTTAAACAAATTTATTAAGTATATTATCTCCTTTTCTGCTAATATTATTACACAAAAAAAGAACTCATTTTTCTCAAGTTCTTGTCATATTTTTGTCATCTATATTACTTTATATATTTTCTTTTTTATTTTCTTTAATTCTCTGCTTATTGTTGAAATATCACAATGTTCTTCATCTGCCATTTTGACTAAAGTCCACTCACTTCTTCTGTATTCGATAATTCTTTCTTGTCTGTCTGTAAATTTTATTTTGGACTTTATATCGTTTATCTCTTGTTGAGTAAAATCTATTTTAAGCATAAATTATTTTTTCACGAACTTTCCACAATTTTTACATTTCTTAACGTATTTAATTTTAACAGGTCTTCTTACTTTTGTGGTTTTTGTTGTTTGTTTAATTGTTGCCATAGTTATCCCCGTTTATTATATAACTACTATCTATGCTTTCAACATCGTGTATTTCTTGTGTTTTTTCTATAGTATTTATTTCCTCACTGCCTATATTCTTTATATAGTTTAAAAACATAGCAACAGTAGCAAAATATCCAATTACTAAACCAATTATTACTGCTGTAAAAGATACACAAATTCTCTTATTTGCTTTTTTCGAATCCATTATTATTTCTGTTGCTAGGCTTTGTTCCAAACTTTCTGCTTTTTTTTCTACCTTTACAATATCATCTCTTAAACTCATTTTACTTTTCCCCTTTATGATATAACTTTATATGCAATTCTATTGCTTTGTCTATTTTTTCGTCAACGTCTGTTTCATATTTATCTAATTTATTTAATATGCTTTTTACATCGTCTTTAAGTTCTTTAAGTTGATATTCTATAAGTTCTTGATGATTTTCTTTAGTGTTTTGTTTTGCTTTGTCTATTCTATTTACAACAAAAGTAACTATACAAAACACACTACTTAATATTGCCAAAACTGTTGTTAAATTTAGTTCCATAAGATGCCTCCTCTAGTGTAATACTATATCATTTTTTTCTCGTTTTAGTCAAATCATAAACCAAACAATTCATAAAGGTCAATATTTTCGCTATTAGAAGGGTTTTTTGCTTCTTTTTCTTTGATTTTTTGTGTTTTTTTATAATATTTATCGTATTCTTTTTTTAATTTTGCTTTAACATTATCTTTTTCGACAATATAAGACCATAAATAATCCTTTAATGGTTCTTTTTTACTACATTTCATAATACATAATTGATGATAGTAATACCATTTATAAATTTCTCTTGTTTCCGAATCAAAATTTTTATAAAATTCTCTTGCTTTATCTCTCATATTATATATTTCTTCAAAAGATACAAAACTAACTTGTCCTATTTTTTCCATAATTTCTTTCATATTATTCCTCCTTTCAACAAAAAAAGAGCATAAAAGTACTAGACAATTAATGCTCCTTTACAAAAATCACACTTACTAAAATTCATAGCCATACCTCCTACCCTAAATTTATTTTACACTATATTTACTTTTTTGTCAATAAAAAAAGAAATAGGGGTGAGCCTATTTCTAAAGAAAAAAATGGATTTACACTGTGCTTTCCTTTGCACAATTATATAATATCATATTTTTTTAAAAATGTCAAGAATTATCTATTTTCACCTATTGCACTCAAACTACCTTTTCTTGGATAATTATAGTGATACATTATTTCTCTGGTAAATTTGCAATATGGATATTTTTCTAACATTCTTAAATGCAAATCTTTATCTTCTGCATATTGCATACCTTCTACAAATCTTAAATCACCTAAAAAATCTCTTTTTATAAACTTAAACATTCCATATTTACATTTATAGTTGTTTTGGTCTGCAACAAATGTATATTTAACGTTGTTTTCTAAATCATAAAACACCAAATCATATTCACCATTTAAGTAATTATCTACTATTTTGTTAAAAACTTTAGGATAAATATAGTCATCACTGTCTATAAATACAATATATTCACCTTTTGCTATATCTATACCTGCATTTCTAGCGCAAGAAACGCCTCTATTTTCTTTAAAATCTATCAAGATAAGGTCTTTATACCTAAACGCCTTATAATTCTTTAAATACCCCATTGTTTTGTCCGTAGAGCCATCATTTACGACTATGATTTCTATATCATCTCTTTTAGGAATGCTTTCTAGGCATTTTCTTATCCATTGTTCAGCGTTGTAAGCAGGAATTATTACACTAACCTTCTTCATAAGCATCATCCTTTACATAATACCCATATTTTTTGTTTTTTACTAACAATTTTAACATTGGGTATCTTTCTAACATATTTTCAGGAGTTAAATCTGGTTGTTTATGTATTTCGTACACATTATCTTCACATATATCTTGTTCCATTTCATAAGGAACAGCGACAATCATCTCATCACACCTATCGTATGCGTATTTTAAGACTTGTTGAGCCTCTTCTACTGTTAGATGCTCTATTATATCGCCAAATATGATGATATTATAAAAATCATACTCAAAATTCTTAATATCTACACAATATATAGCCTTATATTTACTTTCTAAGTCATATTTTTTTATATTTGGATAAAAAACTTCAACAGCGTGGAATGAATTCTCAGTAAAATAATCGTGTAGAAGATTGTGATAAGTCCCACATCCTGCACCTACATCCAAAATTCTTGCATCTTCAGGGAATTTATCAATTAAATACTTTTTTACATTTTTTTTGTAATATTTATATGAAGTTGCCATTAAAACATCTCCTCTATCTCTTTTTCATACCTGTTATAGAACCAAGTATCAAAGTTCTCGTATTGTTTTGATAATTCGTAGTTTTCTTCTATGGCTTTTTGAACAACATCTTCATAATAAACATCACTAAAGCCATCCTCATTGTTTATTACTGCTTCTATCTTATTTTCTAATTCGTTTATAGATTTACATTCAATAATAGCATCTAAATTGAAATACTTACCTATATCTCTAGCACCATAATAGATAGGTATTGTCTTATTTGCAAAGCAATTACATATCTTTTCAGTAAACCATATATCTTGTTCATCATTTTCTATTACAACTTCATACATATAGTCTTTATGTATATTATCATCAATATATGTACCCCCATCAATAGTTCCATACACATCTATCTTATCTTTATATTTTCTTGCTATTCTTTTTCGCTCTTTATGTAAATCACACATCTCTTTATTGCTACTTATCATACATATTAACTTTTCTTTTTTAGGATTTTCACACCTATACCATACGCCACCCCATATTATAGGTTTCGCATTAGGTAATTTTAATAATTCATCATCACCTGTAAACACATATTTAAACTCGTCATAATGTTTGCCTACATAATCATACGCTTCAGGTACTATTGCTCTAGGTTCTATTAACAACGCAACTTTTTTATCTCTATCAATCTTTTTATATTCATCTTTCATTACAAAATCATCAGTTATAGCATACACATCACTATTTTCATCCCAAAAATCTTTTCTACCATAACAATCATAGTGACTTATTAACTTCATTTTATTCATATCTATCACCTGTATAATAAATTTTACCTGTTTTGGCATCACCTTCAAGGCATTCTTCGTTTTTACCTATAAAATCATAGGAATATCTTTTTTTTATTACTTCTTCATCGCTACCGATTATCATTAACACTTCTTTACGCCAAGTGTCATAAACTATAATATCTTTACCTAAAATTAAATTAATTATCATCCAAAATCTTCTCATTATATTACTCCTTTATGTATTTTTCTGGCAATTTATACATAGTATATAGTCTATGGCTATTTTTGCTATATATAAACACATAATTCTTATATAATTTAACCTTACAATTCTTTCTAGAAAGCAAAAAATCTCTCAACTCTTTATTATCTTTAAAATCATTTGGTGATTTTCCATACATTATGGCGTCTGCAAACAATCTGACTCTTTGCTTATGATTATAGTCGGTTCTTTGCTTCATTCTTTGTTTACTATGTTCTGACAGTTTCATATCGTACCTCCACTATAATTATAATACCACATTTTTTCAATTTTGTAAATAAAAAGAGCATATTGCTATACCCTTGTTCCTAACGATTTCATTTTTTGATTTTCTTTCAAATCCAATATTTCTTCTTTTAATTGCATACAACTTTCTAACCTCAATTTATAATCTTTTAAATATTCTATATAACCTTCCATTCCCCATACGCCTTTAAGTGTAGGTTCACTCTTTTTATCTTTTTGTTTTACTATGCTAAAATGTAAGTTTTTATTGCTTTTTAAATATTCCCCCATTGTATCTATTATATCTTGCTCTTTTTCTGAGGCATCTATTAATTTTTTCCCTGCAATATCTGCATATAATCTGTACATATCATCACCTATTTTATTATACACTTATATCGTTTATAAATCAAATGCACAAAAAAAGAGATTAATATTAACTTATTAACCTCAATCTGTGGATTTTCCACTGCAATAAAAACCAGAAAGTGCTTACACCGAATTTATAAGCACTGTACTAATGATATAAAGGATTTTTCTTGGTTATTTACTAGGCTAACCACACCACCGACTATTACTAAAGTAATTTGGCATTACCCTTAAATCCCAGCCATTTATATATCATCAGTACACTACCTATAAAAGTAGTGCATCAATAAGAATATTTAATTCCTAAAGATGCCGTTCGCATACAATTCATAACACGGCTAACATTATGAATTATAGTGTCATTTATAAGCACCATCTAATATACGAGGCAAGAATCGAACTTGCAATTTCCATTAACTAGTAACTCATATATTAGATGCTACCTATAAAGATAGCATAAATTGGAAGTTTTAATGTATTTTAAATCCAAATACAATTTGGTACTCCCAACCAGATTTGAACTGATGTCGACA